CTGCTTATACAGGATATAATTCTGCAGAAAGTATGGTAGCTAAAGATGGGGTTATTAATGAATATAAAAATACTAGTGGTAAAACGCTTATACCAGAAACAGAAATTAAAGTAAAACATACTACAGCAATACCTGCAAAAGATGCAATTTTACGTCATACTTACGCTATGGGTTGGATGCCAAAAGATGCACTAATAGATTGGGAAACAAGCCACGAAAGTAATTTTGTTAAAAATTTAAATTCTAGTAGTGCACGATTGCACACTTTAGATTCTAACAATGCTGCATATATTGATGATGCGGTATCGGAAGCTGTTCTTAATTCCCGTAAAAGATTTGCTGAAGCTTCAAAGTTAAATCAAGAAACTTTAGAAGACATAGCAAATAATGAAAAATTTCTTGAAAATGAAAAAATTAAAAGACAAACAGATCGTAAATTTAATATAGATGCTGAAAAGGGAGAAAAAGTTCAAGCAAGTAGAGATGCAATTAGGGGTTCTAATTTAACTGATGATGAAATTATGGATGAACAAAATAGATTAGAAGATAGCAGACCTACACGAATGGATGGAGAAACCCCCAGAACATTTACTCAAAGATTAAAAGCTTGGAGAAGTAGTATAGGAAAAGCAGGATTAAAAGCTCTTCCATTTATGGGATTACTTGAACCTATTAGATATGGAATGCAAGGATCTCAAGCAGTAGAAGAACAACTTGCCCAATTTGCAATATTTCCAAATGAAGTTCCGGAAGATTATTATACAGGAAAACGATCTAAAAAATTAAAGGCTAATCAAGAAAAAGATATTGTGATTAGAGCTAATCTTGCAATGGACCCTGCAAGTACAGAAGAAAACGTAGCAGAATTAAGACAGTCCGAAGGTTCTTTTTTATCTAAACAAGATAAAGAAATTCTAGATAATCGTGAATTGCTATATCAAGATGAACAAAAACAAGAAGTATTTTAACAACAACAACCAAAGGAGACGACTATGAATAATATGATGAGCTACATGAACGGAAGTTTAAAACACGGAGCAATGAATGAAGCTAACGAAGGTTCATTACATCGTGAAGGATTAGATGGAAGCATTATGGGTGCTAACGCAGGCACTATTGCTGGACCATTCCAATCAACACAAGACTCTAAATCTGTATCAGCAAACCAAACAGGTGCATTAGGTACAGTAATGGGTGCTTCAAAGTACACACCATAATATAGAAGGAACAGTATGTCTGATCCAATTGATGCAAAAGAAGCCTTATCTAAAGGTTCTGGACTTGTAGGTTTAATTCAAGAACGTATGAGATCAGCCGAAGATGGTAGGCAAACCCACGAAGAACGCTGGTTAAAAGCGTATAAAAACTTTAGGGGTATCTACGATACTACTTCGCAGTATACAAGCACTGAAAAATCTAAGGTATTTATAAAAATAACTAAGACTAAAGTACTTGCTGCCTATGGTCAAATTGTAGACATTTTATTTGCTAATAAAAAATTTCCAATTACTGTAGAGCCCACCCCTGTACCAGAAGGAATTGCAGAGTTTGCACATTTAAAAACACCTGTAGACGAAATTGTTGATTCTTATGGTTTTGAAGGTGATGGAAAACAGTTAAATCCGGGAGCAACAAAAGCAACTGCTGATTTAGATTTTTTAGGATCATTATCTGGTCGTTATGGCCCTAACCCACCCTTAGCAGAGGGGCCAGCTAAAGTAGGAGAACCTCAAATATCTCCAGCTAAACAAGCAGCTTTACGTATGGAAAAAATTATGCATGACCAACTTACAGATACCAATGCTGTAAATGTTTTACGTCATACTATTTTTGAATCTGCTCTTTTAGGTACTGGGATTATAAAAGGTCCATTTAACTTTGGAAAAACTATTCATAAATGGGAAAAAGATGAGTCTGGTGCAAGGGTCTATGCCCCATACCCTAAATTAGTACCTCGTCTAGAAGCTGTTAGTTGTTGGGATGTATATTCTGATCCTAGTGCAACAACTGTAGAAGATTGTGACTATGTTATACAACGTCATAAAATGAATCGTTCCCAACTGCGTAATCTTATGAATATGCCCATGTTTGATCCTGAAGCAATACGAGAAGTTATTGCTGGAGGTGGTAACTATGCAGAAAAATATTTTGAAGATACAATTCGTGATGATGAAACGCACCCCTATGCAGACAGTGAACGCTATGAAGTTTTAGAATATTGGGGAAATGTAGACGCTACTTTTGCTAAAGAAATTGGATTAGAAGAAGCTAAAGACATGGATGATTTAGATGAAGTTCAAGTAAATATTTGGATTTCAGGAAATCAAGTATTGCGAGCTTGTGTAAATCCTTTTACTCCAGCAAGAACACCATATTCTATGTTTCCGTACGAAATTAACCCATACCAAATTTGGGGTGTTGGCATTCCAGAAAACATGGAAGATGCACAGATGCTTATGAATGGTCACATACGTATGGCTATAGATAACTTAGCATTAGCGGGTAACCTTGTATTTGATGTAGATGAAACCTCTCTTGTACCCGGACAAAACTATGACATTTTTCCCGGTAAAGTGTTTAGAAGACAATCGGGAGTTACTGGAACTGCAATAAATGGTATAAAGTTTCCTAGTACTGCTGGTGAAAATATACAAATGTATGATAAAGCAAGGCAACTTGCTGATGAAGAAACAGGCATACCTAGTATTATGCACGGACAAACTGGAGTAACAGGCACTGGAAGAACGGCTGCTGGCTTGTCTATGTTACTTGGCTCTTCTGGGTTGTCTATAAAAACAGTCATTAAAAACTTAGATGATTATCTTCTTAAACCTATAGGGGAAGCACTATTTCAATGGAATATGCAATTTAATGAAGATAACCCAGACATAGAAGGTGATCTTGAAATTAAACCAAAAGGAGCCGCTTCTGTAATGCAAAAAGAAGTGCGTTCACAGAGGTTAACAGCATTGTTACAAACTGTAGCTAACCCCATGCTTGCACCATTTATTAAAATACCAAACTTGTTAAAAGAACTAGCTATATCACAGGATATTGATCCAGACAGTTTGGTAAACGATGTAAACGAAGCACAGATATATGCTGAAATACTTAAAGGAATGCAACCTGATGTTCAACAACCTCAACAACCGGAAGGAGCCCCTCAAGGCCCTAGCCCCACTTCTCAGCCAAGACAAGCTGGAATGGCAGGTGCTGGAGGAGTACCTCAACAATCTCCACAAGCAGACCCTAGCGGCTCTGGTGGTAGCACCATCGGAACTGGAAGTGTACCGGCTGCAGGGGAAAGCGGCTGTACTGGAAATGCTCCTCAAGTTGAAGGATAATTTTAAAGAAATGAGAAAGAATGTCTCTTAACGCCCTACAACCTTTTATAAAAGTAGAAGACCCTGTTGTTACAGCTTTTGAACAAGCTTCTTCTGAACAAATATCAAAAGAATTTAAAGAGCAGTTAGACAGTCGTCAAAAAGCTTCTTTAGAGGGCGTGTCTTTAGATGAAGCCCCTTCTGTGTCTTTAAACCGAGAAGATTTTTTAGGGTATGGGCTAGATGATCTTGTAAAAGGTTTAAGCCCAGAAGCTTTAAGAAAAAAACGTAAAGAAGAAGCTAAAGAAAGATCTAAATATAACCCTTTTGCTGGAGACATTTTTCCTGAAACTCCTGTAACAAGTTTAAATGCATTAGAACAAGAAGGTATTGCAGCGACACAGTTAAGTGATCCTGCAACTATACAACAAAGACAGAGATTGGATGACATATCTCTTAGTGGTGATAATATAAGTTTAGAAGAAGGTGGATTAGGGGATGGTCCTCAGCCAGAAAATTTATCTTGGTTAGAACAACAAATGGGTGATTTACGAGATGCATTTGGTAAAGTTAAACAAGCACGAGTTGTAGGTAGCAAAGTAAAAAGTTTTTTTGACCCCGCAGAACCCGACAGTTTTGGATCTCAAATGACTCCAGAAGCTAATCTTAATGCTCTAAATTATTCTGGCTCATACGGAGCAGAGTATGCAGCAAGTTTATCGTCTACGGGTCAAGCTATGGCTGCTCGTGCTTTTGATGCAAGTAAAGGTATTTGGGGAGGAATGGGTACCCCAACTGGGTTAGCCCCTTATCATGCTCCGGCTACTTCAGAAATGATTGCAGCAAATGTTAGTAAATTTGCTCCGTATGTTCTTAAAGCAGCTGCTTTGTATTTTACTTTTAAAGGTGGTATTCCACAAACTAATGAAGGTAAAATAGATGCTGCAGTAGCTACATATGCAATATTTACTGGAAACCCTATTGCAGTAGGATATAGTGCATTTAAAGGTCTAGTAGGTTGGATAGAGAGTAGAAAAGGAAAACCTAAATTTGCAAAAGGTGGAGCGGATATGGCTTTTGAAAATGGTTATTTTAAAGCTACAAGTGGATATGGTTATAACGGATATAAAAGAGAAGCAGGTCAAGCTGGTGCAGCAGCAACAGCAGATTATTTAAATACATTTAAAGATTATTTTGGTTTAAAATTTTACAAACCTGCATACGACAAAGCTTTAGCTGAAGATTCTAGACTAGGAAGATACGAAAATATAAATGAAAGTGGCTATGCAGACCCTACGGTTATGATAAGAACATTAATGGAAACAAAAGGTTTTATGCAAGGGGCTCCTTCAATAGATGGAAAACCCATACAAGACCAAAAACAATACGAATCGGCTATGGCAAAGTTTAATAAACACTACAGCAAAAAAGCCATGGAACGTGGGGGATTATATAATGCAAAAAAAGCTGGTATAATGCAAGAGTTATCTAAAGATGGGGTTCCTGATCAAATTACTTTTAGAAATTCTACCCAAACATACGCTCCGGGTGGCGGAAGTTACGAGACTAACACCACCGGGGGTGGTTATGGTGGCGGACCCGCAACAACAGAAGTAGGATACTGGGAGACCACTGGTGGTGGCCATTCGCAACAGAGAAGGTGGGTACCTGCACCGCCGGGCACTACAGTTGATCAGGGAACTGGTACTAGTGGTAGTGGTGGTTCTTATACTACCAGCTACCACTACGAAGATGTGGATAATCCATATGACATGTTATATTATAATTTAACAGGCCAATTTAACCGAGGGCAGGAAGGGACAAACTACTAATGCTATTATCTTTTTTAGGACCAGTATTAAACTTAGTTGGGGCACCAATAAAATCTTATATGGAAGAACGCACAACTAAAATTAAATCAAAAGCAAAAATAAACGAAGCAAAAGTAGATGCAGAAATAAAACGTATTGCAAAAACAGCCGACTCGGAAGTAAACTATGATGTAGAAGCACTAAAACAACAACAATATAGCTGGAAAGATGAGTTTGCATTACTTGTAATAACTTTACCATTTATCGGTTCGTTCCTTCCTTGGACACAAGAGTACGTTATGCTAGGGTGGGATTATGTATCTAGAGCTCCAGAGTGGTACAGCTACACATTTATTGGTGCAATATCCGCATCGCTCGGCATTCGTTGGGCTACTAAAATGTTAGGTAAGAAATGATTGTAGATAAGTTTCGTAAGTCTGAACTGGTAGACTCGTTGATAGACCACGAAGGTCTGGTACTCCACCAATACGTAGACAGCGAAGGTTATGCAACAATTGGTGTAGGCAGATTGATTGATCCTGAAAAAGGTGGCAAGATTACAAAAGATGAAGCTATCTATTTACTACACAACGACATAGACGAATGTTCTGCAAGTTTAGACAACAGTCTATCTTGGTGGAGATCTAAACCAGCAAAAATACAAATGGCGTTGATGCACATGAGATTTCAGTTAGGTATGACTGGGGTGCTTAAATTTAAAAAAACTTTAGCGTTAATACAGGAAGATCGTTTTAAAGATGCTGCTGTAGAAGCAAGAGATTCTCGGTGGGCAAAACAAACAGCACGAAGAGCTAAATATGTAACGGGGTTAATAGAAGATGCCTGAAATGTCAGAATTAGACCAAGAATTTACAACAGAAGGAAGTGCTGGGGTAGAAACTCAAAAATTAGAAGCTTTAATACAGCAAAATCTTAGTCCTGAAGAACAAAATTTTATGGATCAAGCCAAACCTATAGTTGCACAATTTATGGGGCTTCTCCAAAAGGCAACAGGTCAAAATCCGGGAGATTTAGAAGAAACGGCCTCCATAAATCCCCAAGGAGCACCTATGGAGCCTATGCAAGCTGGTAATACACCCCAACAAGGTCAGATGCAACCTATGGCACCCCCTAGTCCTGCACAGGGACAGATGCCTCAAAACGCTCCACAAATGGCTGCTTTAGGAGGAGAAATGACTCAACCTATGAAAAACTCCGCAGAACAAGAAGCTGGGCAAGTTGCAGCAGGCCCTGTTGGTGTTGTAGAAACAGAAGGAGCAGATAAATCTGGGATTGCAGATGATGTTCCTGCAGAGAGTGATGGATTTGTAATTAATGCTGCAGCTGTTAGAAAAATAGGTGTAAGAAAATTATATGATTTAATAGAAGAAGCCATGGCTTATTTACAAGAAAAAGGAATAAAACTAGACACTTCTAAAATTCCTGTAGATGCTGAAAAAATTCTTGTATCTAAAGGGGAAGTTATTATTCCCGATGTTATTGCAGCAGTTATAGGCTATGATAAATTAGAAGAAATAAATGGTGTGGGGACAGAAGAAACTAAAAAAATGTTAGCTGAACAACCTAAAGAAAAAAGTAATTTGCCTCCAATTATTCAAGAAGCAGCAATGGGTTTAGATGTTCAATCTAAATCAGATGTTTCAACAGCAGTTACGGACATACCTTCACCGCTTGCTACATCTAATACTATAAAAAAAAAAGATGATACAAGCAGAGAAAACCAAATAGATTTGATGCAAAGACAAATTAAAAAAAATAAACCAACAATACAAAATCCAGCCAAGACAGATTATGTTCCAGACAGTACTGTTGAGAGTTCAGACTTTGTGCCCCAAGAAACAGGAGACAGACCAACAGAAGTTCAAAAATACTTTGGTTACACACCTGATCAACTTTATGAGGCTACAAGTAAACACGAGTGGCGAGGAGACACACCTAAATTTAGTTTTGTAAAAGTTGGTGAAGGTTTTTCTCCATCTGGAAGAAGTTCAGCGTTTGGTCCAGTGCAAATTGTTAAAAGAACCCTAACAGATCCACAATTTGTAAAATTACTCAGTAAAACAGAAAAGAGTTTTGTAGATAAAATAACTGCTGCTCAAACTCTTAATATTAATTTACAACTATTTGACGGCAGTGCAAGTCGTTCAGTATCTACAGAAGAAGGACCTAAAGGTAGGGCCGCATTAGAAGTACTGGGCATAAGCCCGCAAGAATTTCTACAATATGTAAAAGAGGGATATTTTTTACCAAGTAATAAATCAAAACAAGAACAGGGTATACCTCCAGAATTACTCCCAGACAATGCAGAAAAAATATACAAAAATATTTACAAAAGAGTACTGCAATTAAAATCTTTGAGAGAAGAAAGTAGTACTTTAAAAGGACTTTTAGGTTCCTATTATGGACATCAAGATAATGACCAAAAAGAAAACTATGCAAATAGTGTAATAGAGAACTTACAATAGTTTTAACCTCCGGGTTAAATAGAGCGTAGGCTACCCGTTTCTTCAACGGCCCCTACATACAACAACCGAAGTGGCTACCCTAGAGAAGGCCCCACAT